TTCTATATCATCAATCATTTTTCTAAGGAAACTTTGGGACTCAGGTGAAGCTACGCTTTCAGCTGATGAAGACATATTAAATTCTTTTCCTAAATATTCACCAGCAGTGTCATCCCATTTATTTTGTAAAGGAAGATAATCCTTTTTAATATATTTTTCTAAATCTTCTATATATTTAGTCTGAATAGCTATTTCTTCAGCTGTAGCTCCTGCAGCTTTCATTTCTTTAATTTTAGCTTTAGCTCTTTTTAGAATCTCTTTAGTAGGCATATTAAAAAATGGCTCTATTCCTGGCAAAGAGTTTTCTAAATTTACAATTTCATCTTTCCCAACAAGAGACCTCAATCTTTGTGAACCCGCTCTAACTGTCGAACCTAGATTGCTAACTATTGAACGACCTTTTAGACCCAACAACATCTCTAAAGCTGTTAGTTGATTAGTCAATTTTATGACATGAGATTGATGTTTAACAATCCCTTCTTTAAACAAACCTGTTCCTAAATCTTCTGATTGCTTTGCAAGATTTTCTAGAGCATCATCAAACTTTTTGATTGCTTCAACTCTTTCTTTTTTAGTAGCTTTAGAACCATAAACCATACCTTCAAAAGCTTGTCTCAAGTCTGAGACACCATTATCACCAGCTAAAGCAACTCTCTTAGAAACCATTCTTTCGGTCATAAGACGACCGAATCCAACTCTAGAAGCTTCGTCTGTTCCAGAATATAGTCTGATTAATTCTCTCCTAGATTGATGTTTGAATATAGTCCACATATTTGATTTGAACTGAAAAGGCATATCTCCTCTATATAACCCATCCATATATACACTTCTAAATTCATCTGTAGCTTTTCCTGTAAACTTAGTTCCCGCAAGTTCATTTTTCTTAACATCTTTTTTAACAACATTTTTTAATCTTTGAAGAGTAACATCACTAATACCATCGAATACTTGCTTGACATCATTAAGATCAAACAACCCATCCATATAATGCTCTTTGATTATTCTGTATGTATCATCTATATATCTTTGTCCTAAAGCACCTTTCATAAAACCATTCAAACCTGCTTTGGTCGCATACTGAGTAGTAGCTCTAGAAAGATTGCCTCCAATACCTGGAGTGAAAAACCACACCATGGGGTCAAATAGGGTCATCGTTGATATGTCGAATAGCGAACCTTGTAAGGTTCCCTCTAGACCCATAGCTTTTGCAGGACTGTAATCTGCTTGCTTAACTTTTTCATGTAACCCAGACCAATCATGTTCAAGTGCTAATTCCTGAGCATCTTCATTATTCAAAAGTAAGAAAGAAGTCGTAGCTATTGACCCTACAACATATTTGTTATAACGACCTAAGTTATTAAGAATAACTTCTCCTAAAGTATCTTCAGAATCAACTACCTTTTTCATATCAAGATTCATTTGAGTAAAAGCTTGATGACTTATCGTAGACATAGTATCCGCAAACTGAGGATCATTTCCTTTTTGGAAAGCATGCCACACAGAAGCAGCATACATTCTATCTCCGTCTGCTATATCCATTATTTCTTGAGCTATAGCTGGATATGCATTTTCTAAATTAGCCCATTCCATATTCTGAATATCTACATTGGTATTATGCAGCTCTCCATGTGCAGCAGTAAAAATAACTTGTATATCTTCTTTTTCATTTTTTTCATTATTAGGTATAGCAAAATTTAAAGCATCCCAACCTTTTATACCTAAAGAAAATGCCATATAGACCCAAGCAAAAGGATTAACTATAACTTTAGAAAATTCTTGTCGTTCTTCATCTGTATAATCCACTCTTGATTCTGGATACATTTGGTTCCTAGCAGCTTTAACTGTGTTTAGGTCTTTGCCCATTTTATTCATAAACGATTCCCAAAATCCACTATTTTCTTCTGCCTGTACTTCTGAAGGAATCATAGTCTCTTCAGCTGTCTTCCAAGATTCTGCCTGTGTTTCAAAAGCAGAAAGAGACGATTCATATCTTTCTTGTTTTAATTCATTATATGTATTTTCCATTCGAGCATCCCAATCAATTTCATTTACAGATTTATACTCTCCTGATTCTGGATCTAAAGTTTCAAACACACCAGTTTCTTGATTATATTTTGGTCCCTTACCTTCAGGATAATCTAAAGCTCGTCCGTTCCAAGTAAACGGTAGAGAGTTTAAAGACATTCTTCCTTTTGAAGATTCATTTAAATAACCAAATGTTTTAAACTCAGCTTGATCTCTTAAGTCTTTATCTACATATTGTTGTGAATACAGAGCATTAGAAATTTCTCCAGCCCACTCATTAAAGTTAGGGAATATCTCTGTTAATCTACGAGTGTTTTCTTCATTTTCCTCTAGAAGATATTCTGAAGGAAGCACACTCCCATAAGTTAAAAAAAGTCTTTCTTTTTCTGATATAAAATCATCTACAGATTGATTGCCTGTAGCTGGAGCATTATAAAATTGTTGGTAATCTTTAGGTTGCTTTAAGTAATGGAAGATACTATCTTCTAGCTTCCTATCTTTCTCTGTATATTTATATTCTGGTACAGGTTCGTTATTATTCTCTTCACTTGTCATCTGATTTACTAACCATTTTATGAGCTATTACTTTTCTAATAATATTAGAAGCTATAGCTTGTACCATAGGTATATCAGATTGCATCATATCCATAGCTTTATGTATCATAAGTTTTTGTTCTTGAATTGCTTGATTCTCATCTAATGTTGGAGTAGGACCTTTGCCTAAACCAAAATCTAAACCATCTGAAGGAATATTATTTAAAGCAGGTCCATTAGTAATATAATCTTGAACTCCTTGCATCTGCAAAGAAGGCTCTTCTACCATAGGTGAAGGACCAGGAGCCACAGGTGGAGTATCTCCACCCATTCCTAAACTAATATCTCCTGCTGCTGCTATTTCTTCTAGCTCGCCTTTTCCAGCTCCAGCTCCTACATCTGTAATTTGTGAAGGTCCTGCCATTTTAACCTCCTATTCCTAATGCTCCCAAAGAAGGTAAACTTGCTGCTTCAGGTGGTAATCCTCCTTCTCCAGGCATACCTCCAGGCATACCTCCAGGCATACCAGGTTGTTCTGGTTCTGGTTGATTTAAATTCTCTAACAACTCGCTGACTACCTCATTCAAATCTTTATTCTCTTTGCCCATAGATTGAAGTAATTGAGCAGCTAGTTGAACATTACCTTGTGCAGCCTGTTGATAAATTCCTTCCATTAAGGAATCAGTTACTCTCTGTCTTACTATTCTGACTTCTTCTCTTGTTGGATCTTCTAAGAAATCCATTTCGTCTCTAGCAGTTTCTCTTGAAATTAAATTTTGTTGTAAGTTCATAGAAAGTCTCATCTCTCTATTAGCAGGATCTGTTCCTGCACCTATACCATACCTAACATTATTTTCATAATGCCCTGCAATATCTCTTGAAGGGATAAATATTTCTGGTTTCTTTTTATCTGCAGCATCTCCGTGAATTGTTTTCTCTCCGTCACAGTACTTCTCATCAAAAGCTAGAAGTATCTCAGTTCCTTTTTCTAAGAAACTTTCAAATTGTTTATGAGCTAAAGCAAGTCGAGCATCAATTTGTCCCATTGAAGCTTGAATACCACTAGCAGAAACAATACTCGCTCCTGGATCACCACTAAGTTGACCAGGGAATGATGCTTGAGCACGAGCTTCAGCGGCTAATCTTCCTATTAAATCCTTAGCATCAAAATGAGTTCGAGATTGCATTCTCTCCATTCTGGCATCAGGACTTCTTCCGTGTATCACAGCTCCAGGACCGAAGTCATCTGGATTCATAACATCATATTCGAACACTGGTGGGTAGACCTCTTCTTCAGAACTTGTTATTGTAAGAGTCATTAACCTATGCATTGTCCTTAGTATGTGTCGTGTCTGATCAAAAATTCCTCTCGGTTGACCATCGAAAGATGGAACTGAGACTTCAACAACAGGAACTTTACCAAGCTTATTTTCTTCTTCAGTTAAAATAATACCTGTTCTTTTCTGCATTCCTTTTCTTGAAGCATCAGCAATCATATGAACATATCTATCTGGGAAAAACCAGAACCATTCCTCAACCTCTGTAATCTTTGGATCAAGAACTCCTCTAGCAACTGGATATTGTTTTAAGATAACGTCAGTAGAAACTCTCTTAGCTATTAAAAGCTCTA